ACCCCGTTCTTTGTTCATGGGTCAGCTGCCCCTTCATGCCTTGCCGCCTAGGCCAATTGGTTCGAGGATCCCGACGGCTTCGGCTGGTAGCGGAACATCCAGTTCGCCGTATTGTAGTTCGATTCGAATTATTTTTGACCTTCACAGCCAATCACATTCATTCACACGCAAAACCGCCGAGCCCTTTATTTTCAAGGGATTTCGGCGTTTTTAATTTCACATTTAGTCACAAGTGGAAACACCCAAAAACACATTAAAACAACGCACATTGTGGGCAAAAAGTGGGCAATCACCCACGCTGCTCCTTCTCCATCTCTCGCTGCCGCCGTAGCCAGCTCTCCTCATACCCCGGCACCGGACGGCCGCACCTCGTGCAGACATATGCCTGCGGCCACTTGTCGCGCGTCCAGCGCGGGCGTGTGAGCGCCATGCAACGGCACGACTGGATCGGGCCCATCCACGTCTTCACGCCGTCCGCCTCCTCGTCGGCATGCACGCCAATATGCTGTCCACCCGGAACGTCCGCGGCGCCCCGGACTCCATGCAGAACGCCCGCACAACGCCGTCCCGCACGCCCAGCACGCGCACCACGCGCTGCGTGAGGCTGCCGTCAGCGGACTGGTAGATGATCTCGACGCGGCGGCCAATATATTTGGCGATGGGCATGTGGATCGCCTCCCGAATATATGTTCGTGTATTCGATTATATGAGAACGTTTGTTTGGTGTAAATATTGAAGTTGCATATTCCATATATGTCCAATAAGAAGTAAAATGATTTTTGATGTTTAATTAAACACCCGCTAATGACGGAGGAATTATATGCAATATATTATTTATACAGATGAGTCCGAAAAAAAAGGGAAATATTATGGAAATTTCTATGGAGGTGCACTGATTCGATCTATTGACTTTGATCAAATTAATGCAGATATTAAACGAATGAAAGAAGAATTGAATATTTATGGAGAAATTAAATGGCAAAAAGTTTCCGAGAGATACGTTTCTAAGTACATCGAGATAATGGAGTTATTTTTTGACTATGTTAAAATGGACAAGATAAAAGTTCGAATCATGTTCACTCACAATTTGTTTCAACCTGTTGGATTAAATAAGTCTCAAGAAGGTAACGAGTATTTTTTACTTTATTATCAGTTCTTTAAACACATTTTCGGCCTCCAGTATTCTAATCCATCAAGAGAACCAATTTCTTTATATATTTTAATGGATCAGCTTCCTGACACTAAAGAGAAAAACGAAGAATTCAAAAGGTTTATATATAATCTTCAATATCAGGATATCTTTTGGGAATCAAATATACATTTCAACAGTTTAGATGATATTGGTGAAGCAAAGTCTCACGATCATGTAATACTTCAATGTTTAGACGTTGTGCTTGGGGCAATAGAATTTCGACTTAATGAGAAACATAAAGAGATTCCTGAAGGGAAAAAAAGAAGGGGGAAGAGAACACGCGCTAAAGAAGCACTTTATAAATACATAAATAGAAGAATCCGTGATATTTACCCAGGCTTCAACATAGGAATAACAACAGGCATATCTACAGTAAAAGATCGTTGGAATCATCCATACCGTCATTGGAAGTTCGAACCAAAGGAATTCAGGGTCAATCAAGATTATGTGCCCAAAAGAAAATGAGCCCCATCCTGTCTACTAAGTAGCCTACGCAAAACGTAAGCCTTCGACAAGGATCAAGCTCACTTTTATTATAATTTTGTTCACTAAAACTGACAACACAAAGTTTTGAGCCTGCTTAAAATATTTTAAACCCCGCCCAGCCGCAATGGCCGAGCGGGGATTTCGTTATTAACGAGGATTCGCGACAAGTTCGAACGTCAGCCATGCCAGCTCGTCCCTCGTGAGGGTCCGTTTCTGCGCCTTTTCGAGCCACGCTGAATCGGATATGATCTTGCGATCGAGCAGGGACTTGACACCGATCTCAATCCGTTGCCATTGGTAGTTACTCAATTGCATTTGGTTGTCAGCCTCCTCATCATATCGTTTGAGTCCATAAGTGCGGATGATCCCGACCAGCTTTGACGAATACGCCGGGTCGGTTGCGTAGCCGCACACCTGCAACATATCCGCTTGTTCTTCCGGTGTCTTCGCTGCCCGGACGCGAGCGTAACGGCTGGCACCGAAGAGCAGGTCCTGATCCCGGAAGAAATCCTCCACGCTGTCATACGCCCGGAATGCGGCCGTCACGTCCACGCGCTTACCGTCGTACACTTCCCAGGTGCCCTTGTTGACAATCTTGCCGCGCCAGTACGTTGTGAGCTTGCCGCTGCCCACCTTGTACCCGCCGAGGTTGTTCCAGGCCGGAATCTTCCAGCCGGTCTCCAGCCCCGCCTGCGCGATCCGAACCGATGGGAAGATCGGAGAGCCTTCGACGCGGAGCTGGACGGCGATTGGCGCGATCTGTGCGATGAATGCGGCCGCGCTCATGCGCCATCACTGTCCTTGCCGGCCGGCTGCCCCGGCGGCTCGACCGCCTTACGCTGCATCTGGCCGGCGGCCGCTGCCACGAGGAAGCCGTTTGCGATGGCGAGCACATACACGCGCCAGTCGGCCGGATCGGCACCGAGCGCAAGTTGCGCGGTGATGAGGACCGCGCTGGCCACGATCACGGCATACAGATCCGTTGGCAGCCAGCGGGATGCGAAGCGGTCGATGATGCTTTTGGTGTACTGCACAACGAAAAACGTCAAAAGCGAAGCGCCCCCCATCGCGGAGAGCGCCTCCCAGGTAAAAAGCTGTTCGTTCACGGTCATGTCCTCCCTTCAGATTCGAGGCGGTCAATCCGCCGATGTGCCTGCTTCGCGCTCTCCTCCACCCTCGTCACGCGTTCGGCCAGCAGGTCATACCGCTGCCCCTGCGCGCGGATTTCGACACGGAGATCGTCCACGCCGGATCGGATGTAGTTCACCGAGGCGCGCAGCTCGCCGTCTTCAGCGCCATCTTTCCGGACCGTTCGGGACCGGCCGAGCCAGCCGAGCACGATCCCGCTGATTGCTGCGGCGGCCGAAATGAGTGCTGTAATCGTCATGCCGTCCAAAGGCAAACCCCTCCTATTGACATGCAAGGTGAAGGATACACCTCTCTATTGTCGAATAATGGTGATTCGAGAGAGGAGGTGTAGACTTGTATAGATGTTCAATTTGTGCTGCTGAGCTAGAAAAATTGGTTCGCGGGCCTTTTAAGACTCCGCATTTCTACGCTCTTCCAGCTGTAGAAGTGGACGATAGTGGCCAATTCAACAGGTCGCCTAACAGAAGCCTCTATTTATCTGCTTGGGTATGCAACCAATGCGGGCATGTTCATTTCTTTGCAGCGCGCTTGACCGGTGAGATTGATCCAGACCAAAATCCCATTACTTACAAATGAAAGCAGTCCACATAAGCTGCTATGGACTTTGTGCTTATTAACTCCGAGCCACAATAATGACAGTGAGATTGTGCAGGGTTCCTCTCGTCATTGCATTTTTCACAATATTTGACGTCCGCCGTCAACCCGGCGGACTCTCTCTTTTTACCCATACCAATTCAACCTCCCCATTACAAAAGGCCCCGCCTATTCGGCAGAGCCCGGATATTCCGTTCCCGTAATGGCTTGATATTGCTCCGGCGTGATCTTCCCTGCCGTGACAAACACGGCGACGTCGTCGGCGTCGTAGCGGCCGGCATCATAGTGGCGTTTCACGATTGTGAACCAATCCATGGCTCAAATCACCCCCTGGCTGACGAGTTCAAGGAGAAACGCGGCTTGCTCGCGCTCGGTTTGTTCAAGTCGAAGTTGAGTTTGTGCCAGCTCGAGCGCAAGCAAGGCGTTTTCAGATTTGAGATTAGCGACCCTCTGAGCCGGTGTTTCAGGATAGGCGCGACCCTCCGGGTACAGCCCACCGTCCGGCCCCTCCACAATCTCGATTTCTTGCGTATATGCCCCCTCCGGGAGCGGGTTGGTAATTTGATCTTCATACACCGGCTCGATACGTTTTACCTTTTTGACTCCCGGCGACTCATCCACCCACGTTTCGCCTGGTTGCAGTTCATAGTCATCCGGTACTTCTGCTTCGACTTCCCGCTCACCGACCAAAACGGTGCGGATCTGGTAATCCCAATCGCCAATATTGATAAGGGTCCCGTCCTTATCAAACCAGCAAGTCATCATTGGCACTTTAACCACTCCTTTACGCGACAGCCTGCCAGCCCGTATTACCGGTGCCCGAAACCTTCACATAAAAAGTTTGCCCGGCCGAACCGCCAATCCGAAGATAAATAGACCCGGGAGGAGCCGCGACTGAACCTTCTGGCGAGTCGTTATCGGCAATAAGCAATGCTCCGTTGAGATCGAGTTTCAACGGTTCAGCGGTTCCGCCAATATTGGCCGTTAACACCCACCGACGGTTGTTCGCGTCGAAGTACGTCCGCAACTTCCCTGATCCATATTGACTACCATAGGATTCGACCTCGAAATATCCACCGTTTACAATCAGGTTTTTGATCCGGTTTTCTCCGCCGTTTGCGGTCAAATTCCCGCCAACGGCCAGCGCACCAGACACCGTTCCGCCTGCAGTTTGCAGAAAACTCGATGCATGCAGACCATCCAGCATATCGGCATCCAGGCCACTACCAGCGCCGTCGTTGCCGGCGTGCCATACCTTACTGCCGTTTATGTTTACAGTCGTACCACGGATTTCGACAGGAAGGTCGGCGTCACCGAACATAATGATGTTGTTGCCAGCAATTGCACCTATAACTTGAGGGTTACCATTAGAGTCTCTGATATATAACCCCTTCCCGTTGGGCAGTACCAAATCGGTATCAAAAAAAGCCCTCTCGTTTGTTATGACTTCAGCCCACGGAGACCAGAGACCATTGAAGTAATACCGGATATACATCTGATTGAAATTAGCGTACCGAATCGCAATTTGAGCCCGGTTGCCGGTCAAAGAACTGTAGAAAAACGTCCGAATGTACCAAAAAACCCCGCCAATTGGTGCATTGGCGTGATTTGTCACGATATATGCTTTCTGGGTCGTGTTCGGGTCTTCATTGTAGCCGGCGTTTACTGCTGTGGAAAAAGCGAACGCATGTTGGCCGTCCAACATGTCTGCATCCAGTCCGCTGCCTTCACCGTCTACCGTTTTCAACTTGGCCAATATGTTTTCGGACGTGTACTGCGACGCAGGGAGTGCTGCATCCGCCTTTGCCTGTGCCGCCGTTGCTGCTGTGAGCGCCGCATCCGTCTCCGCCTTCCTCGCCACATCGTCGCTCGCCGCCGGCGCAGCAGCCTTAAACCTCCCCGCGCTATCACGCTGAACAATCGTATTCGGCGTGGCCGCTGACGTGGCGCCGTGGACGCCAGTAGTAGCGTTGACATGATTGTTAAGATTCGTTTGTACTGCATCCACTTCCGCTTTCCGCGCTACGTCGCTCGCCGCCGACGGAGCCGCCGCTTTGATTCTGCCTTGCGCATCCCGCTGAACAATCGTGTTCGGCGTGGCCGCGCTCGTGGCGCCGTGGACGCCGGTGGTGGCGGCAACGTGATCAGTGATGGCGTCCGCGTTTTCATTGATCTCCTGCCCAATCTGGTTCAGGTCGTCCGGCTTTACCGTATCCCCCATCTGCCAATCTGTCTTTGCCATCAAGCATCACCTTCCTTAACCGTAATCGACTGGATCATGAGATGATCCGCCGTAATCGGGATGTTGACGTTGTTCGTGCTGATCACGTTGTCCGCCGCGTCTTTCAGCTCGATCGACGTGACCAGTGACACATCCGCGACCGGAATGAGATACTTCAGCGCCAGCACGTTGCCTGTGACCTGCTTCACCTCGAAATTCGTGATGACGTACGTCCCGTTCAGCACCACTTTCGCAACGCGGCTGTCGACGTACTTGGCCACGTCATTCAAAAACGTCGACTCAATCATTTCACAGGCACCTCCGGTCCCAATGTTGCGAACGGCGCGGCGCCGAGCTGCCACGATCCGAGCACGTAATTCCAGGTCACTTCATGCGTGACGATCGTTTCGACAAGCTCGATATCATCATTCAGCGCCGTATTCTGCTGATACACGATGTTGGCCGGCTTAATCGTCTTGACGGTATGCTCGACTTCCCGAAAGACCTCGACATCGTCAATGGCAGCCGTGATGATCAGCAGATAGTTTTCCGACTCCACTTCGACCAGCGCCCGCCCCGGTCCGACGAGCCGGTCAAGCTGCTCCTGCAGAAAACGCGCCGTAAACGGTGGTTTCATCGAATAGCGATTGATGATGCGGGCGCGTCGGAAGGCAATGGACTCGTTGGCCGGATCAGCCTGGATGCCCAGCATCTTCTCCCGGCGGCGGATCGCATCGGGCCCAGACGTTAAGACGAATTGGTCGTCGAGCAGCCGCTGTACCGCCGCTTTCAGATCATCCAGTTCCGCGCTCTCCGTCTTGTCCAGCTCGACAAAATCCTCGATCTCGCGGTAAAAATCGGGCAGGTATTGCAGAACACGTTCACTCATTCACGATCACCGTCCCGAGCACCGGGATCTCCTCCGCATCCAACGTCACATTCGCTGCCGAGCCGTTCAGCGTCGTCCCGGTAACGTCGACAACGCCCGGCACGGTCAGGATGGCCGACTCGATCTGCGAAATCCGGACGACGAGCTGCGTCTGCGACGCCCAGTCTTTCCGCAGGCTGAGCAGATAGGTCTCGATGACTTCCTCGATCGGTCCCTGCACCTGACCGACGTTCACGCCGGCATCAAGCGTCACCGTCGTCTCCACATTGATCGTCACCGGCTGGACGCCGGCGATGGTCACGGTATGGCCGATCGGGGCGAGCCCGTACCCCTGCCCGTTGCTGCCAGTCGGGTCGATTGCTTCCTGCACCTCGGACACCAGCGCCGGTGCCGGCGCACTCCAATCGGAGGCGATGATCGTGCATTTCACCGTACCGCCGCCCTGCCAGACCGGGAACACCTTGACGCCGCCGACGCCTTCGATGGCGCCGATCTTCAGTTTGTAGTCCGCGACATTCCCGCCGAACGCCGGCTCATTGACGGCCGCATAGTAGCGCTGTCGGAGCGACTCGTCGTCTTCCTCATCCTCCCCGGGCACGAGCACCGTGCCGAGCTCCGCCCGCGCAAGGCCGGCGATGTATTCGATCGGCAGCAGGGCGCCGAAAGGCTGATTTCCGACCGTGCCGGACGTTTCACACTCGAGCACGAATTCACCGGTCGCAACCTTGCTGATGACGGCGTAGATCAGCCCGTCAATACCGAACCGGCTGCCGATCGGTACGTCCATAGGCGTGTCATCAGCGCCATAGAACAGCCCTTGCCGGCGCGCTTTGGTGGCCGGACGGCGGTTGACGCCAAACTCGGCTGCGCGCCGGGTCAAATATTCGCCGCTGGCCGTATCGGCGAACGACAAATTGTAGTTGATGTCCAGCTCCGCATACAGCTGCGCAAGCTCGGCAGCCGCCGGCGCCAGCGCGTCATAGATCACGCTGCCCGGGCGCTTGTCGATGTCGGCCGGCACGCGACCGAGCATGCGCTGCAGGATCGCCTCAAACGTTTGTCCCTCATACAAGCGGACCAATCCTCCCTTCGATCGTCGTCGTGCCGAAGACGGTCGTAACCGTAAACGACATCGTCGCTGTGTCGCCGTCGTAGTTGACCTGAAAGTTGTCGACGGCCGTAATCCGGTCATCTGCCAGCAGCGCCTCCGTGATATAAGACTGCAGCTCATCCGGAGCGCCGCGCTGCCGGCCGAACTGGCCGCCGTAGATCACATGTGCGAATCGATCCGTTTCGATGATCTTAAAGACCGCCTGCCGGACCGCATCCAGCCCGTCGACCATCCCGACCACCCGGCCGCGGTCAAAGTCGATCCGGTACGTGCGGCTCGGCTGCGTGATCTCTTCTTCGGCGGGCGTCGCGCCCCGTGGTAAAATGCTCGTCATGGTAACCTCCCCACAATGACGTATTCGCGGCCGCCCGGACACCGCAGCAGGATCACCCTGTCGCCAGCCTCAAGCCCGCGGCGGATCTCGATGGTCTGCGAACCGACCGTTACGCTATAAGCCGTCATGTGCTCCGGGACAACCAAAAAATCCGCTGAGAGCGGCAAACGCTGATCGACGTTTACCTCCAGCGGATTCGTGCTTGTGACGGTTCCGTACATCACGGCGGCCGGCTGCGCCGCTTCCATCTGCTCACGGGCGATGCGTTTGATCACGTCGTTGAGACTAGCCATAGACTTTCAGCTCCAGATCCATGGTGTGCTCGTCGCCGCTAAAATGATGCGTGCACTCCTCGACCAGGTAAAACTGATTGACTCCCAGCTCTTCCATCGTCACCTGCAGCTTCACGCCGGCGCGCACGCCGGGATAGCCGAGCGCCTCAAGCGAAAAGCGCCGCTGCTCCCGGTTCTTGAGTTCGAGGAAGCGATTCATCATGGCCGTGATCTGCGCTTCGTTCAGGCCTTCGTCCACTTTCTGATAGTACTGCAACCGGCCCCAGCGGGCGATGGTCGAGCTGTCCTGGACGATGTACGCCTCACGCCGGCCAGTCTTTTTGTTGTCTTTGACCAGTTTGACCCGGTTGTAAGTGTCCGTGTCGATTTCGCGTTTCACGCTGTATCCGTAGACCAGGCTGCCGTCGCCGAGAATGAGGTCGATCGCCATGTCTTCAACGTCCCGCAGCACGAGGTTCCCAGCATCGTCGTAAAAGACGTACAGTCGGCCGGTCGCCATCAGCGTCTCGTCGAGCGCCGCACAGATGATGTCAATCCGTTTTTGACTGTCCTGGAGAAAGCGCGGTATCTTGTGCTGCGTGTCCGCCAGCTCGCCCAGGATGAGGCCAACGGCCAGCGCGTTGTCTTTGATCACCTGCGTCGCCGTCACGTTCGTCCGGACATAGGTGTCGGACTCCATGAGGTAGCGAATCTGATCGTATGCGGTGATCCGCAGCTCGCGTTCGTGGGTTTCCTCGATCGAAAACACATAACCCATAAAGAACTTCTGGCCATCCAAGCGAATCCGGATCACGTCGCCCGGACTCACCTCGACCTGCTGCTGGTAGGATGGGCCGCGGACGAGAGTCATGTCCACTTGACCGGGTTTGCCGATCCGTGATGTTTTCCAACTCAATTCCGGCACAAGCTGCGAGACGTCCCACAGCACGCCGTTTCGGTTGTCGATGACAGTTTCGAGCAAGTTTTTTCACCTACCTTTGGTAGGTAATACATCCCACGTGTCAAATTTGTACATGCGGGGGAGGTGAGACTGTGAAACCAGAAGATTTTGAAGCGATTGAAAAGGTAGCCTTTGAAAAATACATTGAATCGCTGCCTGAATCAGAGAAAAAGCAAATTACACCCGTTTTCGCCAGAGTAGCAGCACGTGTTGCCACATTGGCTATTCAGGAGTACCATAAACGGGCGCTGCTTGAGACAACTCAAGATCAACGCAATTCTTGAGTTCCTCAATGATCTTGTCGACGGAGATCGCCGTGGGCGCGGCGATCTTCTCCAATTCTTCCCGCACAATCTCCCTCACGCGTTGTTCATCCAACTGTTTCATCCTTCTCACTCCCGTTTCGGTAATTTCAGCACCTGGCCGACCTGCAGCCGCTTGAGGTCCGCATCAGTCAGGTTGTTCAGCCGCTGGATCTCGCGCCAACGTGACGAGTCGTTGAGCTCCTTGAGCGCGATCTTAATGAGCGTGTCGCCCGGCTGGATGGTGTACGTCTCTTTCGGCACGCGCGGGTCCCAGCGCTTCGGCGGGTCCTTGACGAGTTTCACGCTGCCGTCCGGCTGCTGGACGGGGCGCGCACGCCGTGGGGCGTAGAAGACGTATTCTTTAAGCTCGAGTCGGTAGAAAATGTCCCCCGGGCTGCCGGCTTCTTCCCAGCGCTTGAAGGAGACGATTTTCATAGGCAAGAAGATCTTGTACAGATCATTTTCAGCGTTTGCGCCGACATATGTGAAGCGGACTGGATAGCCGCTGTGCCACCACTTGTTGATATCGTTCACGTATGCGTTCGGGTCGGGTTGGTCTGTATCACGATTGATGTGCTTGATTAGACCGCAGAACGGATATCTCTGTGCCGGGAAAAAGGACTCAAAACTGATTTTGGCGAGATCCGGTTTCTCGATCGGAGAAATCGGACCCTTTCCGACTATGCGGTAGTCATTCCCATCCTCATTCCGTTCAATTTCTACCTTTCCCGGCAGGACAGGAAACGGCCATCCTTCCTCGTTGTTATTCCAACTGATCGCCATAGTGAATGGCGTCGTTTCAACCGCCATCACTTACCACCTCCGGCGCATACAAAAAGCGCCCCATATCGGAGCGCCTTTTTTGCTATTCAATGATGCCCTTGCTTTTCAAGTCTTCAATGCTGAAAAAGTAATTCCCATAATACTTGATAATTCGAACCCCATCAAACGAGAACTCCCCGTTTTTTGCGTCCTTCATTTCTTGTGCAACTGATATTGATCCGAGCACCCTTTCCTTCCAGAGTGCACCGGTCACGAAATTCCAAACATTCAGATCATCATCACTGGGCCTAATATAAATGCTGTGGATCTCACGGAGCATTGCCTCTGAAATCCAGCCCTCGCTCATCAGTGGAGGCATGTCTTCACGACCGATAAACTGCGCCCACTGATACGACGGATCAGCCGAATCCGGATAACCCTTGTAACCCGGTTCTTCTTCCTCGACAAATTCGGTATCCGGCTTCAGGTAGTCATTCTTGCGGCCAGCCGGGCCGTCGGTTGCCGCCGGGCTGCCGGTCTGTCCGCCGCTGATGTCCTTCTCAACGACCGTGACTTCTTCTGTTGGCACCGACGCTCCGATCTCAACCCGTTTCAGCTGGTCGTTATACCGCACCGGCGCGCCCAGCAGCTCGCCGACCTTCGCGAGTGGCAGATACGTGCGGCCGTTGTATGCGAGGATCGGATATTCCGGATCAGAATATGTCTTCCCGTTAACAACGACCGGCTGCGTGTACTCGGTCGCAAGATACTGCTTCACCGCGGCGTATGCCGGCACGGCCAGCGTCGCCGCGGCGCCGATGATGATACCGAGTACAAGTCCGATCAAACCTTTTTTCATAGGCAATCCCTCCCGATACTTGTATCGGTATATACGCCGCGGATTTGAAGCAGTTGCGTCAAGCATACACTCCGCGCGCCGACGCTTCGAGTTCAGTCGTGGTGCGATCGACAATCCGCGCGATGACATCGTCGACGTCAACGGTCTGCGCGATCGGACCGGTCGTGACCTGCACGGTCGGCGTGAGCGTGACGAAGTTCTGAATCGCCTTCATCTCGGCCAGGTCGCGCATCACCTTCAGGTCTTCGCTGGAGATATCGACGGTGTCGCGGATTTTTTTGACTTCGCCAACCGAATTGAGTTTCGGGTCCTGGAACCATTGTGAATAGTCATACCCGCCATATTGCTCTGCCGCCGCTGCCTCTTTCTCGGCCTCCTCGCGAGCACGTTTGGCGGCGCGATCCTCGAGAAAATCAAGCACCTTCTGCTCGCGTTCCGCGGCTTTCTGCGCAGCTTTCTCCTCCATTTGGCGGATCGCTTCTTCACCGGCTTGCCGGATGGCCTCTGCTTGGGCCGCAGCTGTTGCTGCAAACTCGACGTGTTGGATCGCTTCCAGTGACACGCCTTTAATACTATTCAATCGCTCGATCAGCCAGTTTATACGGTCGATCACGCCGTTGACGAGATCCTCCATAGTCTGCAGCACTTCGGCTCTAGCATTCCAAAACGCGGTCTGAATCCCGATCCCGACGCGCGCGAAGAAAATGGGGACCTGGTCAAACCAGTTCAGGATCTTATTCCACGCCCTGAGTAAGTTGGCCGCGAATTCGTCGTTGGTCTTCCACAATTTGACGATCCACACAACGATCGCAGTAATGAGGCCAATCAGCGCAGCGGCAGCCATGATGATTAACCCGATTGGGTTGGCGGCAAGTGCGATATTGAGCGCCCATTGGGCGACCGTCCATGCACCGATGGCTGCGACAACGCCCCAGATGATCGGCTCGATGACCGTCCAGTTGCTGCGCACGAATTCGCTCACCTTGCCGATGATATCCATGAGTTTAACGGCCATAACTGCCGCGTCAGCGATGGTACGGCCGAGGCTGCGCATGCTGTTTTGCATGCTCGGATCGTTGAGCATCGCGCTGATGCGTTCGATCGCTGGACCAAATTCCTGCAGCATGGAGTTCTTGACCGAATTCCAGATATCGCTGAATGTCCGCGGCATCTGGCCGAACTTGCGTTCGATCTCATCCGCCGCTGAGAACAGCGCCCCCTTGATAATGTCCGCTGTGATCGTGCCCTCAGCGGACATTTCCTTCAGCTCGCCCTTGCTCTTGCCTGTGAAGTCGGCAATGGCCTGCGCAAGCATTGGAGCGTTTTCCATGATCGAGCGGAATTCATCGCCCTGCAGCCGTCCGGCAGCCATCGCTTGCGTGAGCTGATACATGCCGGCCTGCTGCTCCATTGCGCTGGCGCCGCTGATCCGGAACGCCTTTTGCATCAGTTCAGTGAACGCGATGACTTCGTCGGTGCTGGAGAACGCTTCGGAAGCTAGCAGCCCCAGTTTGCCAACCGAGCCTGCCATGTCCGAATAGAGCCCGCGCGCACGGTTTGCCGCGGCGAAGATCTTGTTTTGAAGCTCTTCAGTCGTTTGCAGACCGTCATTTACCAGATCCAAACGGGCTCGCGTGTTGACGTAGGCGTCGCTGATATTCGTAATCCCTCTCGTTCCTTGAATGGAGAGATACGTGGCCGCCGCTCGCTTGAGTGTGGAAACCAGTCCATCTGCAGAGCTTCGACTTTCGCGGAGACGCTGCAGGAAAGTTTGCTGATGCTTGCTTGCCTGCTGAATGGCGTTTGCGCTTTGCCGCAGCGCTTGGTTGTTTTGGGTGACGGCTACCCTGATATTGTGCATCCCGCGGCCGATACGCGTTACGCCTGCGTTGGTCTGCGTCAACAGTTGGTTCGTCCGCCCGATCCCGCTGTTGATCTGTCGGACCTCATGGGTCAGCTCGTCGAATTTCGCGACCATCGCCTGTCCAAGCATAATCAGCAGCCGGTTATTGCTGATCATCTGCTGCTGTCCTCTGATCGCCTTCGCCGGAACGATGCTTTTTGTGGTCGCCGAAGCCGACGCCGCCGGCACCTGCATGGATTGGTTGACCCGTTCGGCTGTCGATATATATTTTTCCATCTGCCGGATGATGCCGCCCAGCGGCCCGCTCATCGCGTCCATCATACGGATTGTCGATGACAGCGTCGTCACGGCGTCAACCTCCTTTCATCGCTTCCTTGGCTTCTGCATCGCCCGTTTCTCCGCCGCGATCCGCTCGTCGATGCAGGCGATGACGAACGCCTTCTCTTCCCGCGGCAGATTCACGAACGTGCTCGGAAGCATGTGCAGTTTGTGGAGGGCGTAGTAAGCGTAATTCGCTTCACTATCGCCCTCCCGGATCAGTTTTTTGCCTCTTCCACGAGCTCGTCCATCTCAACGTCGAAGCCGCTGAGCTCCTGAATTTTCTGCGCAAGCGTCGCCACTTCGCCGGCAAGCAGCACCTTCTGGACGTAGTCCTCCGGCGTCTGACAGCCGAGCTTCTGGATGCTCGCAGCGTCCTTGAAATTCGGATTAATCGTATGATTGATGACGACCTTCAGATTGAACTTCTGCGCATCAAATTCAACCTTCCGGCCTTTCCGGATTTGCATCGACGCTCGGCGGATCTCGTCGAACTCCGCGGACGTCATGGCCTTGATCTTGAACTTGAGCAGGTTGCCCTTCTCGTCTTTGAATCGCGACGAAACGATCACTTCCTCGGTCAGATTATCGACCGGGTGACTGTTCAGAAACTCTTGCAGATTCATCGTTCATTCCTCCTGAATAGAAGGGGCGCCCAATCAGGCGCCCGTGATGGTATTGAATTGATCCAGCATGTCGACGTCGCTGAACGTGAATGGCAGCTCTTCTTCGAGCATGTCGTCGCTCGTCGCGTCGAACTGCGTGATGACAATGCTGTCCAGGTTGCAGTTTCGCAGGACGATCGTCTGCTTGCCCGCACTGGACTGCGGGTCCTCGTTTACGACCTGGAGATCGAACCAGAAATCCCGGCCGGTTTTGGCGTACTCGATCATGAGGCGCCGGAAAACCGACGTCACATAGTAGATCGTCAGCGTGCCGCTGCCAGACCAACCTGCCGACCGCTGGGGTGTATTCGCCTTCCCGAGGATCGGCACGTCGATCTTGTTTTTCTCGAGCGTGGCCTCGAGAGACTTCGCGTAGAACAACTCTTCCCGCTGGCCGTTGATGGTGATGTACGCCCGGGCTTGTTTGCCGGAAATGGCGTCACTTTCGCGGAAAAACACTCTGCCTCACCCCTTACCGGACCGTCACGGTCATGTAGATTTTCTCGATCGAATCGACCGGCTGAACCCATTGGTTCACGACGACGGCATCCGAGTCCGCGCCCGGCAGCACTTCGATGTCCGTCTGCGGGTCGAAGTTCTGCACCGCGCCGATGTTCTGGTACTGGTTCGTGATGTTGATGCACTCGGATTTGAACAGGTTGCGGCCGTCGTCGTTGTTCGGCACCTTGCCGATGTAGGACTGGCTAAACACGCGCAGATAGTCGTTGCCGAGACCGTCCAGCACACGCAGGACGCGGTTCTTTCTGAACGCCTTGCCCTTCTCCGGCGTGAAATTCTTCAGCGTGTTGATATCCTGCTCCACGACCGCCCGGCCGTCGATGCCCGTGAACACGAACTCGCCGTTTTGCAACGCAGCAACGATCTGGCTGTTCGTGTACCGCGGCGAAGCGTCCACGGCGTCGTCATAGGCGTCATAGGTCAGCGACTGATTGGCGGCGGCACCGGCCGTTGCCCCGGCCACCCATGCGACGGCCTGCGCGGCCGTGAGCGTCGTGCCGTCCGCCAGCACCACGCCGTTCTTCACGCTGATGACACCCTCGTAATCGGCCGTCGGATAGTTCTCCATCACGACCTGAATCTTCTTGCCTTCGTCGTCGCGCAGCCGTTTTGCGAATGCGGTAAAGACGCCCTTCGTCGTCGGGTCGGTCGACATCAGGCCGATCGTGTGGAAATCGTGCACCTCGATCGCTTCGAGATAGTCGAGGTAGTCCTGCGCCGTCGCGGCGCCGTCCGCGCCACCGGTCAGCGCAATACCTGCAGATGCCGTCAGCATGCCGCTGCCCGACCAAGTGACCCATCCGTTCTCCTCGAGGTCCTCGACATTCTGGACAGCCTCTTGGTAGTCGACTTCTGCGCCGTCGACCAGCGTCTGCACGTCAAACTTGTTCGGATCGTCCACATTCGTCGAAATGACGACGGTGATGTCGTTCCCTCGGATGCCGCCGTATTTGGCCGTGATGGTAAGGTTTGAACCGTCCGACCCCGTCGCCTTCGTGCCGTCCGTCAACCGATACAGCAGCAGCCGCTGCGCCCGTTTCATCGCCTCGCGGACCGGCAGCAGCTGCGGCGCCGTGATCGGATACCCGAGCGTTGCGAACGTGTCCTCTCCGGCCTCAATGGCAATCACCTGCTTTGCCGGCCCCCAGGAGAGCGGAAGCGGCAGGCTGACGATGCCGCGTTCGCCGAGCGTGCCGGCAGCCCGCGGCTCAGACTTGAAGTTGATGTAGACGCCGGGGCGCACCTTGTTCTGCGCCGTCCACGTACCTCCAGCCATGTTACGTCACCTTCCTCTTTGCGTAGTCCTCGATCAGCTTGTGGGCCTGATCGAGCGTGTACTGCTCGTCGTCCTTCAGGACGGCCCGCAGTACGTCTTTCTGGATCGGCGTGAAGTTCAGGGATCGGATAAGCTGCCGCTTGCTGAACTTCGGAGCCGCTTTGTCTTTGCTCACTTGACTCCCTCCCGCACGTTGAGCGTCTGCATGGCCGGATCTTCCGGTTTCGGCGCCCAAACGTGAAAACTGTATGTTACGAAGAAATGCAGCACTTCATCGACAACCTGAAACCGCATGCCGGTCCCGTGAACCACCCGGCCGACGACCGAAATCTGCTGAAGCGCTGCAGTCAGCCGGTCGGCCATGTCATACATGTCCGCGTTCTCGCGTCCCGGCGCGAAGTAGTGCACGTCAAACGGATGGACGCGCAGGTACCGACGGCCGAGTTCTCGGGTATGCGCCGGCTCCAGCAGCTTGACGAAGAAGTAGGGCGGCGCAAGATTCTGCGGGATCGGCTCGCCGGATATTGGGATGTCCGGGAACGCGGCGTCGATTGCAGCGTTGACAGCGCGCCGGGCGTCGTTGATCGTGACAGGTTGCACGTTCACCACCTCAGATATGTCTTCAACAAGTGATCGAGCCGCTTCTGGATGATGCGGGGGATGGCACGCTCGACCTCTTGCTCACTGAGCGTCAGCATGAATTTGCCCTCCGTCCAGTGGGTATCGACGTGCAGGGTAACCCCCAACTCCGGCACATACACACCACGGTGTCCGTATTCGACGTAAATCGCATATTCCACCGGGTTGATCACTTCGATCTGCCAACCGCCTCTGACTTTCAGAATCTGGCTGATCGTCCACCCACGGCGAAGATCTCCACTGTCGACCGGTGTTCGCGGCACGACTTTCGCGAGCAGCAGGAGCGCAATCTCCTGCAAGCAGCCGTAGAAAAAAACCGAAGGCAGGTCTTTGCGCATGTCCTTCAGCTTTTTCTTCAGCTCCTTCATGTCGCCAAAGTCGAATTCGCCCCAGCGCCGACCCATCACGCCCACCCCTTGCGCTGCAGGCTGACCTCCTGATGAGTCGAATACACGAACGGCTCGCCGGCCGTGTAACGCCGCATCACGCCTCCCCGGGTGACTTCGATCGAGTCGCCCTGTCGTATCTCCAGTTCCGGCGCGATGAACAATTTCGTTTCGTACCGGATGTCATTCTGCGCCTCAGTTTGACCATTCGTGCCCAGCGCACGTTGCGATATCCGACAAGGCCGGTCGACATGAACCGGCTGCAGAACCTGCTTCGTCTCCTTCGTGTCCGGGTCTTTCACGGCCTGATACCGGTAAATCGTACATCGGTCCGTGTACAATCGCTCAATCGCTCGACGATAGCGCGCAACGTTCACGCTCACCACCTCATTCGGCGATACCGGTTGAGGTCAATCCGGTAATTGAGCACGACCTGATCGATCACCGATTTGCTCGTGTTCGACAGTCCACCACCGGAGCCGCCGCTCGTCACCGATGTGTCGCCGATCTTCATAGACTCACCACCGCCGACCGTCGCCGCAATCTGCTCGTCATTCGGCTGATCGATCCGGAGCGCATCGACGACCATCGACGCCCAGGTATGCTCCAGCTCGGCAGGAATATCCGTCATGTTCGTGTAATGTAGAATGCGCTGACCGATCTCCTGAACGTAGGAGTCGATCAGCGCATCATGCGAGTCATCCAGCCTCAGCCGGAGTTTGACCGTGGCGAGGACTTCACCCGCCGACATCGCGGTCTCCGCCCTTCTTCCGTCGCTTCGTCTTTTCGGGCGCCTCTTCTTGCGGCTCAACCGAATCAGTTTGCAGTTGTACGGCCTTCGCCTTCACGGCCAACTCACGTCGCCTGCGTTGAAATCCTGTCAGACTCATCCAGATCACCTCACACGATTTTGAACACGTGCTTTACAATCCGGATCGCCTTCGGCTCATAGACGCGCTCCCAGTTAGCACCATTGGCCAGCTCCGAGTTTTCCGGGAACACGTCGGCGACCGACGCCTCAGTCCACTTCACGCCGCGCGGATGGAGGATGAAGATCCGGCGATTGATCAGGAAATCCTCACCGGACGAAGCCAGCGAGTCGCGGTCGATCTCGGTTTCAATAATTCGCGGATGTGAACCGTTACCGAGGGCGATTGCACCTGCGCCAAACAGGTACATCGTGCCGGTCTTCGTGCTCGTATCATACGGCATGGCGTCATCCACAATGACGCGCTTGTTCATGAAGTACGGCACGCGGTCGGATTGATCTTTCTCCTGCACGTACTCGATCAACTGTCGTTTGGCCAGATATGCCTCCACCGCGCTGTGCATCATAACGCCGGTCAGCAACCCTTTTGCATCACCGAGCAGTTGTGTCGCATCGATGAAACTGTCGCCGTCGAGCAACGCATCGTCACCGGTTTCTCCTGAGATGTCCAACACATGACCGGACATGTTCGACGCTTTGAACACACCGTCAAGTGTCGCCAGGAGAATCTTCTGCATCTCGCGCGTCCAGTACGCGGCCACCAAATCCGCAATGGCACGCATCGGATCGTCACCGGAGAGCAGCGCGGACAGGCCGTTCGCGCCCCATGCTCGACCGCGGCCGTGCTTGCGGGCGACGTCTTTGTTCGATCCGATCTTGCCCGGCGTGAGCGCGCCGTCGTCTTTCATCGTCTCAGAGTCGCCGGTCAGGTCGTTCCAGAACGGCATGTTGACCAGCGTATTCGGCCCGCTGGCCAGCTGGTCGAATTCGGAAAGATTTTGAACGATGCCCGATTGGACCAGCGCCGAAAGCTCCATCGTGCGCTGGATCACGTACGGTTCGAATATTTCCGGTTGAATGACATCGCCAATACGAGTGATCGTCACTTTTCATCACCTCATGGGATTATTTCGCTGCAGCCATCAGCTGCTTGGCGAGTTCGGGATTCTCCCGAAGAATGCGACCTTGTTCGGTCAGGTTGAAATGCTCTCGCGACCAGGGATTCTTCTGGCCGCCCCCGCCGCCTTTGTCCCCGCCTTCCGGCGGCTTGGCACCTTTGAATTTGGCACCGGAACCGTCTTTCTCGACGAACAAAAAAGCCTTGCTCTCGCGCAGGGCTTTGATTTGGTCGTCGAGGCCGGATTTGATGTTGCCGGCAGCATCAAGCTCAATCTTTGATTTGTCGACCAGTTGCACGATGATGTCCGGGTCGTGCGCCTGACCAGCAACCGCCAGCTTGATGGCCGTCGTCACTGACATATCGCGCAGCTTGGCTTCGTACTGCTCGGTCGCGGCCTTGTTGGCTTTCTGAAGCTCTTCGATCTGCTTCCGCAGCTCCTCGTTGCCCTCAGCTGCCTTCTTCAGGTCGGCCAGCTGCCTGTCGCGCTCCTTCAGCGCTTCTTCGGCCTGCTTCCGGGCTTCGTTGGCTTCGTCGAACTTGGATTTGGGGATCCAATTCCCGTCCGACACGATGGCAATCTTGTGCTTGTCGCCGAGCTTCGATGTGACCTGATTGTACAGTTCCCCACCCAGCAGTTCTTTCAGATCCACTTTCAACACTCCCGATTAGGTTTTTAGGCTGGTAACCCGCCAGCAATCGGCTTCCGTTCAGTTTGACCCCGAACCTTTAAAGAGGGCAACAATATGGGCCCCGGAAGTCTCATCCGGAGCCCACAGGTTCGTATTGTGACTCGAAATCGGCCTGCTTGATGGCCTCAAGCTTGCCATTTTGATGTTTTACAACATAATCGCCAATATGAGCGACAACCACTTCGAGCGGACCGCGAATTACACGCAACTTGATATCGCCGGCCTTATCGTATTCGATTTGAATGGGCAGCCCGACGAAATCAATGATTTCTTGCACCTGATCGGTCGATAAAAACTGGATGGCCTCGCAGATCGTGCTTCGGCGATATTGCCCGACAGCCAATCGCATCACCTCGCTTTCTGTGCAAAACAAAAGCACCCTCGCATACTTGCGGGAGTGCTTCAAGTGATTCGTGCCATCATCTTTTGCTGGATCGCTTTCGCCTCATCATCAGTAATGATCTCGTAGTCATTGAATTCGCCGATAAGAATGTCATCAAACTGCCGAGTCTCTTCCCAGCTCCCATTTCGAAAGATTTCGAATATGCCTTCTTTGAAACGGACGAGCGCGAACGGCGCCGTTTTTGTCATACCATATTTGGTTATTGCATAATACTGCACCATCCGCACCGACCTCCTCACCTAATTTTGTCAACACCCGGAGGCTTCCTGATTCCATTAGCCAACTTCATCATTTCTTCCCACAGTTCCATTTTACGCTTCTTGGAAGTCGTAGACAACCGGTATTCCTCGTAAAGTTCATGCAGCTTGTTTTGTTTGAGATCGAAGCTCTCCGGCGTATGGAACTGCAGTTCATATGTGATGCCATCCGGCGATACCAGCACGACGTTAATGCCGTTGTACGGATTCTGCGCGTCTTTCCATGCGTTCTTGACCTTCCGCAGCGTATGCCCTTCGTTGATCAGCGTCATGATCACCGTCGTGTAAAGGGCAAAATATCGATCCGGGTCTGTCACCGCCGTATAGCGTAGCACGTCATTGATCGAACGTGCCACGTCCATCGGCGTCAGGTCCGGATTGATCTTTAAATCATGCTCCAGGTCAGTTGTTATTTTGCGGATGAAAGAATCTTTTGCTTTGATCCGGAAATCAAGACCGGCCATTTCGCCGCCAGCTTCCTCGACAATCCGCGTCACCGTCGACGTGATCTCGGGTTCATGCACCACGATCGAACGATAGTATTCGTCGAGATCTTCGCGGGTTTCGTCGACCATCTCGCGCGCCGTGCGTGGTTCCGTGACGCGAACGGCCGGCGGCTCGACCGGTTTCGGCGGTTCCGTGATATTCGGCTGCGGCTCCGGAGCGCCTTTCGGTTTGCCACCAGCACCGTGTTTCTCTTCCCACTCTCGGTACGTCATATCCCCAGGGACGTAATACGTCTCACCATCGTCAGCCCGTGCGGCCCGCTCGCCGGGCTCGGCATCCTCAAAATGCGGGATCGTCGTCGACCGGCAGTAAACGTGCAGCGGTGGGTAATTGACACCGGCCCGCGCCTCGCTGAGGCGAAACACGCGCCCATCCATATCGCGGCAGATCTCGGACGTCCGGCGGTCGAGCGTCGCCACGAACTTGTAGGTCTCGACTCCAATCTCCCGGTAGGCGTCGAGCCGGGACTGGCCGGAAAAATACGCCGCCTCTGTCCGGATCAGGCGCTCCGCTGCATGCCGGCTGACGCCCATCCGCTCCGCGAAGTCCGAGATCACCTTTTCAGCCGGCTCGCCGCGGATCAGATCCTGCGTCAGAATCGTCTGCAGCTCGCTGACCAGCTTGTCGCGGTCCTTCCAGATCCGCGCCGAGAAATTCGAGCCGTCGGGCGCCCAGGGCTTCGCAAGCACCTTGTCGATCTGCCTGTCATCGAGCTGCGCGAACGAGGTGCCGACTCCGGTGCCCTTCTGAATCTCAAACACGCTGCGGTAGTAACTGTCCTTGTAGATGCTGCCGAGTGTGTCCGTCGTGCCCTTGAGCCGGCGCGAAGTCAGGTTCTCGATCTCGTTTTGCAGGTGGATCTCCAGCTCACGCAGGCGTGTGATGTGCACCTTCGCGCTCGCGTTCTCAAGCTCCTTGATCCAGCGCTGGTCGACGGCGTTCTCTCGCCCGCGCTGAATGTACTCCTCGACCGTCCAATGGAACTCCTTCAGCTCGTTCCGATCGAGCAGCTGCCGGGCGGCTGCGATGCTGATGTCATTGTTTTTTGCGAGCCGGGCGTACCAACGTTCCGTCTTCTCGCGGATCTTCGCCAGCGCCCGTTCATACTCCTCGCGCTGCCGGCGGATGTATTCCTCGCCGCGGCTCAGCATCGCCTCGTTCAGTTGGTCCATCCGGCGGGCCCAGTATTCTTCCGGCTTCATTCGTCGTCACCGCTCGTCTGGTCTGCCTGCTCACCAGGTGGCAGCCCGCCGTAAGCCTCCGAGCGCTCTTCCCGCTGCTTCTGTATGCGATCCAGCTCCTCCTGCACATCCGTGACCCACGGATGTTGCGCAACGAGCGTCTCGTCCGAAAGGATACCGGAGCTGTTCCGGATGTTCGTGATCGCGTCGGTCTCGTTGATGAGGATGTCGCGGTTGAAAACGAACTCGACCGGTTCGTGCATAAAGTCGCCAGCGCCAGTATTGGCCAAATGGATATTCACGAACCACATGAGCTGCTCGAGGCTCGCCTGGAACTCGGTTTCCATGATATTCGCGTCCATGTCCAGGTCGGCATACAGGAACTTCAGCGCGATGCCGCTCGGACTGTTTCCGAACTTCTCAGACTGCGTGTCCACCCCTCGTCCAAACTCATAGATGTCCTTGCGCAGCCGGTCCAAATGCTTCTCAGTCGCTTCGGTGTCAATGTCGATGCTGAGCGTATCGACGCCGCCGTCGTCGCCCATTACCTTCACGGCCCGATATACAGACATATTCCGTCGAAACTCACCCAGGTCTTGTCCGTCGAAGTTTTTGAGCACGTAAATACTGTTCGGCAAGTCCTCCAGGTTGTTCGCATGGTCAGACGTTCTTGCGTCGTATTCATCCACCAGCGATTTCACGACCCGAATAAGTGGCAGCTCCTCATCGTTGTATTTGAACGCGATGAACGGCACACGCTCCCAGTTGAGCGGCTGATCTTGTCCAGCAACGACCGCCGTGAAATGGCTGCCTTCCTCGCCTGCCTCCACGTCCGGGATCAGGCCGCCATTGTCAAGCACGTAACGGCGAACGCCTGCCGTGTCCCAAAACTCGACTTTGGTGATGATGCGTTTCTGCGTGCCCTCATATGCCTCGATCTCGTAAACCCGGATGGCCGCATCCAGCTCCGTATGATCCGCATCTCGCCACAGCGGGATGATCTCCTCAGACGGGATTTTCTTGAACGACAGCTGGCCATCCTCATCGTAATAGACGTGCAGCCAGGCTTTGCCTTTGTTGACCGCTTCCTTGCCCAGGTTCTTCAACAGACGCAAAAAAGACTTGTCGAAAATCTCGTTCAACAAGTCCAGGTACTTCTGATTCTCAGTCTGGATGCTGAGCGGCTTCCCGAGCAGATAACCGACCTTCTGGTCGACGAGCTTCCGCACGAACGCATGCACAAGCTTGTTGTTGGCGAGATTTTTAACCTCAATCAGTTCGCCATCCTCACCAATCGCCGTGCGCTTCCGCCGCAGGATGTCATGATCACCGACATAATACCGTTGCCCGGTAACCATCCATCGGCGCTCGTCAGACGTCAGCCAATCGCTGACTTCCTGCTTGATGATGTCTTCCAGCGTCATGGCCGACCTGGCGCCCGCCTCGAGGATTGATGTAATGCGTTGCATTTCTGGCGTCAAAGGATCACCTCCCTCACTTGAAGCTGATGGCCGGGCCGCGGATCTCGCTTTCCAGCGCATACCGGACGGCGTCGATGCTGTGGTTGTTCTTGTCCGGATATCCTTCCTTCCATCCCCCGTTTTTGTCCGGCTCGAGTTCATACCCCTCGAACTCGCGCGCCGTGTTCGGACAGCGAACCGGGTCGATCACGATCTCGTCCAGGTCCTGCAAAAACTTGATTCCGTGCTCCACAGAATCCGGTCCTTTCTTCGCGCCGGTGATGTTCACGCCGAGGTTTCGCAGTTCCGCGATCGTCCGCGGCTCGGCGCTGTCAGCCGTCACGCGGGCGTTGCTTTTGTTTTCTGTCTTGATGGCATCGGCCAGCGACCGGTTCGACATGCCGACCTTGTGGATCTCGTAGAAGATGTACAGGCGGCGTCGCGTGGCGTCGTAGTGCATGACCGCGTAATGCGTCGGGTGCGCTGCGAACCCGAAGTCAAGCCCGCGCTTGATCCGGTCGAATGCCGCGATCTCCTCGTCGCTGATCCGGCGAATCGTGAGGTTCGTGAACACCTCGCCGCCGGTCCCGACATCCTCGCCCAGATATTCGTGCCTGTACGCCAGCTCATTCCGCTGGCGCAATGCCTCGGCCTCGATGAAGAATTGTTCGCCGAGCCACTCCCGCGGCACACCCAAATAGGTGCTGTGGTGGACATACCAGCCGGCCGGCGGATTGCTCTTGTATTCATGCACCCAGCGCTTGCGGCTTTTGGGTGGATTGTAGGTGTAGAACACCTTGTACGTCTGCCCACCGCGCAGCAGCGTCTGGTTGATACTGCGGATGTCCTCAATGCCGAACTCGTCCGCCTCTTCGTACCAGACAAACTTAAAATAGCCCTTGCGCAGCCGCAAGGACTTGATTTTGATCGGGTTATCGGCACCGCGGAAAATGATCCGCTGGCCGGTCGGTTTGTAGACGATTTGCATCGGCGATACCCGGCAATCAAACAGATGCGCAACGCCGAGCTTGTCGAGCGCCCACTCGAATGACGCATAGACTGATTCGCGCAGCGTGTCCTTGACCTTCCGCAGCGCAATTGCGTTCGCATCCGGGTCAGCGATCATGCCCAGAACGATCTCTGTCGGCGTAAACGAGGATTTCGTACTGCCCCGGCCGCCGCCAAGGAGGAAGTGTGTCGCCGCGTCATCCTTGATTGCGTGATGCACCTCGTAAAAGCTCGGCGCGATCAGGTCTGTCAGCCGTACCTGCATCTCATCCCTGCCACCTCCGCGCGGACATATGTACAAAATTCGGGATTATGTACATATGTCTGAATGCTCGATCTCCAAAATCAGCCGATTTTGACCGTTACGGCCGATTTTGTCCGGCACCGCTCGGTCACGCTGCCGGCTGATTTCATACACAAAGTGCAAATTGCACGATCTCGCTCCAGCTCGTCATTGCTCCGGATTTCGCGGTACGTCGTCGACGATCTGGACGGCTCCCTGGACGTCGACCTGCTGCTTGTCGATCCACATACCGAACCGCTTGCCGAGGAGCTCCAAAGCCTTGATCTTGTCCGCAAACCGGACCTCGCGCTCGATCATCTCCGTCTCCCCGCTCATTGTCTTGACCTTCACGCTGGCGATCGCCGCCCTGTCGTCAGCCGCGGCGTCAGTCAGCAGCTCGGCCGTATCCATGTCAATGAGTTGTGTCGGATCCAGAAAGGCAATGCGGGCGAGCTCGCGGATGATGCGCTCCTGCGTGACGCCCGTACGCCGCGAATGTTCGGCCATGCGAGCCTCGATATATGCGCGAATTTTAGTGTTTTTTAGTAACTTGTCTGCATTCGTACCTGCCGATTTCGGACTGTATCCTGCCCTGATTGCCGCCTGAGTGGCATTGAGATCGATCAGGTACTCGTCGACAAACTTCTGCTGCTTAGGCGTGAGCTTCGCCATCCCGCATCACCTCCAAATCCAAAATAAAAAGCACCGATTATGACGTGAGCAAACTAGGGTTATCGCCTAGCACCATCGCCAAACCAGCGCCTAACTTCCGTACCTGATCCTCATCCAGCTCGATCTTCATAAACTCATCGAGACCATGAATGATTTCATGTAGCAATGTTTCTCTTTTATCCTCGGTCGTCATATCTCGATCGATTCGAATTTGACGGTTAAAGAAATCTATCTCGCCTTTTCTAGGTTCAAACTTATTAACGCATTCTACCTCAAGCACTTCGTAATTTGCATAGCCTATCTTTATTTTTGAAATCATGCTCAATCCTCCATACTTGCCATACTGTGAAACTTTTCCTATTTCTTCACGTATTAGGTTAACTAGAGGAGGTGAAAAGTCATGGTTGAAAGGTATAAACCAGGTCAGAGGCCGCCTGACTCGGCTCAGTTCAAGGAAGCAGGTCCTAGAGGCGGCATCATCGGAAAAACCGAGATTACTGGTATTGAAGGTAAGCCCCTGCCTCCAACCAGTAAGCCGGGAAATACTTGGGTACCTGTCGACAAGACTAAGCATAAGAGATAGTCATCAATGGTCAACTAAACTAAAGGAGGTGCTTCTATGCCTACTACAGGTGAAAAACCGGGTAAAGGAACGTATTATTGCACAAACTGCGGAACATCTGTAACCTTGGATGATAATACTGATACGTTGCCTCCTTGCCCCAAATGCAACGGTACTGATTTCAGATGATCTCTTAAGGCCTGCTGTATTTAGCAGGCCTTAATTTTCCCGGACGCCGCCCCGCACCTATCCGGCTCGGCGGAGGAGGTGAGGGCCGCAACTCACCCGCGAGGCGGCGGACGAAAAAGAACCCTGGCCATTTGGCCGGGGCTCTGAAATCATCATGCGTTCGGGACGCAGCCATGGGCCATGCTCCCATGGACGGCAGCCATCGTCCAGCCCAAGCCTGTTTGCGCTGCCTCGGCCGGCCTCATTAAGGGCGTGCTTACGCGCGTCTCTCTTCCGCCACTGCGTCCCTAAATGCAAAAAGCGCCCCTGAAAAAGGGCGCACGAAGGGTGCTGTATTCTGTATGACATCTGCATGACATGTGCATGACAAGCATCACGAAATGGCTCGCTGCACCTTGTCCCGCGCACGTTCAACGAATCGCTGAACGCTCGCTCTCGATACCCCCAATCTATCACTGATCTGAGAATAAGTCAACCCATGCGCCATATGCAGCAGCCAACACGTCAGCTCGCGCTCCGTCATCACGGCCACGCAGTCGATCAGGCGTTGCCGCTCATCCTCCGTCAACGGCTCGGCACTTGCTAGCAGCTCCCGGCGCCGGTAGATGTCGCGACGTTCTGCGCCTCTCCGGCTGCCCGGCCGTCGACCGCGGCGCATCCAGTCCAGCGCATACCGCATGTCCGACAGCATGCCGGAGACGGTGCGGGCCTCGTCGGCTTCGTCCGGGTTGTCCCGGTTGAGAGATCGGCGGTAGCTGTCCAAGTGGCGGATGCCGTCGCTGTACTGGACGATGAGCTCAGCGATCAAGTTACGGTCGGTCACGCTTCCGTCCCCTCCCCGTTTGGTTAAACTGCCCCTCAGCTCGCAAGATGTATTCCCGCCCGGCGACGCGGATCACGGTCGGTACACCTTTCTTGATCTTCAGGTAAGTGACAAGCAGCTTGAACGATTCACCCGGTCTTGCCCGTCCCAACATATCGCATCACCCTTTCAATCCTGGCTTTCACGGCCTGCATCAGGGCCTCTTGCCCAGTTTCCTTCCGTTCGATCGCCTCCACGGCTTCTTCATCCATCGTGTCTTCGGCGACATAGCGCCGGACGACGATCCGGTTTGCCAGCCCTTGACGATACACCCGGGCGATGGCCTGCTGATACTCTTCTAAGCTCCAGATCTGATCGAACCAAATCACCGTCTGGCAATTCGACTCCTGCAGGTTCAGCCCGTGGCCGGCAGATTTCGGATGTAGGCACAACAGCGGAATCTCGTTGTTGTTCCAGGCGCGGATATCATCACGGCCCTCTTTACCTTTCCGCAGAACCCGCGCCTGCGGGAACCGTCGGCGAATCCGATCCAGGCTGTGCTGGTAGTAATAAAACACCATCACCGGCTTTCCGTTCGCCGCCTCGAGGTCGTCTTCCAGCTGATCCAGTTTGGCGTCGTGTATGTGCTTCACGCCGCGTTCTTCGTCGTAGACAGCGCCAGACGCCATCTGCAGCAGTTTGTTCGACAGGACGGCTGCCGTCTGTGCCACTACATCCGCATCTTCGTATTCCAAAAGCAAATCGTGTTCCAGCTTCCTGTAGAGATCCCGCGGCTTTCCTGTGATGCGGATTGGCACCGTCAGCTCGATCTTCTCCGGCAAATCCAGCCAATCTTCGGCTTTCATGCTGACCACAATATCGCTGATTGCCTCGAAGATCCGCTGCTCCGCCTCTTTTTTCGCGTGCCACTTGTAGACGATGTGACCACTGCGCTCACCGGGTACAAAGTACCGGTCGCGGAATCCGGTGATCGTCTTTCCCAACCGCTCGCCCTGATCCAGCAGGTAGATTTGCGCCCACAGGTCCATCAGTCCGTTCGGCGCCGGGGTTCCCGTGAGCCCCACCACCCGACGGATCATCGGCCGCACCCGGCGGAGTGCCCGGAAACGCTTGGATTGGTGATTCTTGAAGCTGGAGAGCTCGTCAATGACGACCATATCGAACGGCCATTTGCTGCCGTATTCGCTGACCAGCCATTCGACATTCTCGCGGTTAATGATCCAGATGTCGGCCTCCTGCCGCAGCGCCCGGCGCCGCTGTTCTATGGTTCCCAGCACCTTCGCAATTCGAAGATGACGCAGGTGGTCCCATTTTTCGATTTCCCGCGGCCAGGTATCTTCGGCTACGCGGAGAGGCGCGATGACCAGGATGCGACCGGCGTCAAAGTAGTCATTCAGCAAAAGGTCGATGGCAGTTAAGGTCGAGACGGTCTTCCCGAGACCCATCTCCAGCAGCAAAGCGATGTATGGCGTTTCAATGATCCGCTGGATCGCATATTCCTGGTACTTGTGCGGAATGAATTTCACCCGCTCACCTCCCGGATGAACTTCTCGATGTCTTCGGCAGAGTCGATCTTGTAATGCTTGTGCCCCAGTTGCTCCAGCTTCTTTTTCCACTTCCGCTGCAACGGCTCCAGCGGCTTCCCCGGCGCCTTCAACTCGACATATACCGTTCGCCCGCGCGGCAAGATCACAACCCGATCGGGTACGCCCCGGTTACCCGGGCTTACCCACTTTGGCGCCTCCCCGCCAATGGCTTCCACCGCCAGACGAAACTTTCGTTCCAACGATGACTCTCGCATCCATCTGCCTCCATTCCGGTGGTTGCCATTTTGCCGCCTACGCGCGCGTACTGTTTATTTTCCCGTTTAACTATAGTGTGTATATACTTAAATCAATTTTTACTTAATTAATAGAAGTAACGGCAACAACGGCAACCAATGGTCAAACACCCTATATTGACGCTGCTTTTTGCGGTTTCCGTGAACATCGATTTCCGGCAACTTTGCGGCAACCGGGGCAACCGGTCACGGCAACCCCGGCAACTGGTTGGCAACTGATTGCGGCAACCGCTCAAATACCCGTTGAACGCCATACCCAGGTACGCGTGCTTTACCGGGACGCTCCGTCCATCCTGGAATGTTGCGGAGGATATCCATGATTTCCTTTGCCTCCCACGGCCTCATGTCGCCCCTTCGCTTTCCGAGGCACTCCACCCAAATCTGGGCCGCACATACACGCTGCCGCTTTTGACCGGTTGGCCGATCCATTTCGTCCAGCTCTTCAGACTCCAGCCACTCCAGGATCAACCCTTCCCGCGGGTCACTTTCCATATGTGCCGATTGCCGCCGCTCTGCTTCTTCACGGACTTCCGAATCCAGTTCGAGGCCCTCGCCCGCCTTGTACCACGTCAGCACTTCAGCCCAGATTTGCCGGACTTCCTCATCGTCTAAATGCTCCCAGTGGCTCTTCTCGGCCCTTTCCGGCACCACTTCAACCGGCCAAAATCGGCGGTTCCCGGTCGTGTCCCGCAGGAATTCCCGGCTATTCGTCGTGCCGAAGAATACGCATTTCCGCGGGAACTCCGAAACCTGCCGGTCATAGGCCACACGGTATCGGTCCTCTGTTTTTGACAAAAATGCCTTGACCTCTTCGACCTCGGATTTCTTCATGGCGCTGAGCTCGCCGATTTCGAAGATCCAGCCGTTCTGCAGGTGCTCGCCGGCCTCCTTATTCTCGAACGTCCGCAGGCTGTCGCTGAACCAGTCTCGGCCCAGCTTCGCCAATATGCTGCTTTTCCCGGCCCCCTGCGGGCCGACCAGAACAAGCATTTGGTCGAACTTGCATCCGGGCTGATAGAGTCGCGTGACGGCCGCAAGGAGCATCTTCCGTGTCACCTGCCGCGTGTAGAGCGTGTCGGCCGCGCCGAGGTAGGTCACGAACACCCGCTCTGCGCGCTCGATGCCGTCCCATTTCCTGCTTTCCACGTAAGCCTTGATCGGGTGAAACGTGTTCCGGTGGACCACTTCTGTAAAGGCATTCTGGATAAGCCGACCAGACTGGATTCCGTGCGTTTTCGCGAACCAGTGCAACAGGCGCTTGTCGTCAGCTGCCAGCCACGGTTCATATGTCCGGTGCGGCCGCTCACGCTCCCGCCAGGGCAACGGTTTGCGGATGACTTCCGTATTCCCGAAGGCGTCATAGGCCAGCACACCGCGCCAGATGCCGTGCGTGAGGATCAGCTCCACGTTGCCGGCTGTGGGCAGGAGCGCCCCAGTTTTGGGATGCCTCTCGAGCTGCTCCAGCCAGCTGTCATCCTCCGGGTCTTCGTCGTCGAGGTCCATGTCGCCGAAATCAGACTGCAGGTCGACCTGCATCTCGGCGCCGGCGAGGCGTTTCACTTCCGGAAGATTGATCGCCCAGCGCTCCGTGGCCAGATGGCTCGGTTTTTTCGCATCCGGTGTGTGCTCCTTCACGTTCTCGTCCAGATGACCGAATTTGTGGACTCGGACGAGATCGAACAGGTTGTATGTCCGCCCGTCGGCCACCGGGTCGCTGTCCTGATGCGAATAGGCCAAATCCTGATCCGGGAACACCTGCAGTCCGTTCGCGCTGGTGCCGTGCACGTAGGTGTACCGATGCGGCATTGTGCCCGGCACGTACACGTCGGACAGAAACGTCTCGATGCCCACCTCAATCGGAAACGCCCGGCAAAACAGCCCGATTGTGCCCATCTTCTCCCGCGGATCTTGTGCTTTGGTTGTGATAGATCGGAGCACTTTCGAATCATCCGGGTGCCGCGGCCAGCTCATGACGTCCGTCCAGTCGTCGTATTCCGCAAGCAGCGAATCGACGTCGACCGGATCGCCTTCGTAGATTTCCAGCACAGGCTCCGCGTCTTTGCTGCAGCTGGGCAGATACATGAGCCGGTGCACGTCGAAGGTCGTCTTGTCGAAGTAATGCATGCCGATCTTCTCCGCGAGCTTCCGGCTGGCGGCGGCATACTCGTCCGGGCTCATTCGCCGGCTGGCGGGCACAATTAGCCGGTACTTCGGCTTCTGCGGCCGGTGGCTGTGCGTTGAATAGACGGCATATGCAGATCCGCCCAAGACGAGCTCGCAGTCGAACAGAAAATCCTCCGTCGCAAAGTCCGCATCCAGCGTAATCAAGCTGCGGGAGTCGATGTTCTCTTTCTTTCGACGGCCGCCGCGGATGAGCCCGCCGACGAATGCAGGCCCATCCTTCACCCGCCCCTTCTGTGCCGGGTTCATGCGGTCATACTGCGCCATCGTCTCGTTCGTGCGGCGTAACTTCCGCAGCCGTTCGACGAACTCTTCCCAGGTGAGGTATTCAGGTTTCCAGTTTGTGTCGGCTCGGTGCTTGCCGAAGCTGATATCCAGTTCCATTGGACTCACCCCAACATTTCGTCGAACACTTCATCCACCGCCATCCGGAGGTTGTTCACAGCCACACGGTAGTAGCTCTCCTTAAGCTCTACCCCGACGAACCGGCGGCCCATTTTGATCGCTTGGTACCCTTCGCTGCCGATTCCGGCGAACGGGCTGAATACGATATCCCCGGGATTGCTCCAAAGCTCCACGCCGCGAGCGATCACGTCCAGCTGCAGCGGGCAAATGTGCTTTTCGTCCTTTTCGTCCCGGGCGGATTTGTACTGGAGCGTGTAAGTCTGCCGAATGTCCATCCAAACTGGAGATGCGTATCGGCGCCAGACATGATGCGAATACACCGGATCCTCTTTTGCCAGCGAGATGTTTTTGTGTACCCGGCTGTCTTTCAACTCCGGCAGCTTTTTCGGCGCTTTCGGCTCATTCTCCCCGATGAATCGCGTAAACCCGTCGGGATGTGCGATTGGCTCCGGGTTGTCCCCCGGTTTCCGCATAGTGATCAGATAATCCGGCAGGCCCTGGCGACACATCGCAGAATCCTTGACAATCTGCTTGTGCATCAGCCCGAGTGCCTTCGTCCGGGTAGCCTCGATGAGCGGATCTTTCCAGATCACCACTTTGGAGTGATAGATGAACCCCTCATCTTCAAACGCCTGCCGAAGCTGTGCCGGAAAGTCCTTCAGCCCGATATACCCATCCCGACTCTTCATTATCGGTAAGTCCATACAGTGGAAGCTCACCAACCGCCCGGGGATCATGACCCTGTACAGTTCCCGGATCAGGAAACGGAAATGCTCGAAAAACTCCTCGTCGCTCCGGCAGTTCCCCATGTCCCGGTCGCTGTTGCTGTACGTGTACAGGCTGGTGAACGGCGGCGAGAAGATGGAATAATGAATGCTGTTGTCCGGCAGTCCGCGGGTTATCTCCACGCAATCGCCGTTGTAAATAGCGAAATCGTCCTCAATGACTTGGTCGATCGCATTAACCGGTTGCTGCAAAATTCTCACTCCTTAACCACGGCGGAATGATCAACGGCTGCCGCGCGTCGTATTCGGCGACGTCGCGATCCGCGGCTCGGATGGCTTCTGATGTAATGTCTTTGGTGTACTTGATCATTTCGTCCAGCATCTTCCGGAAGTCCGCTTCCTTGCGCTTGATGTTGTCGGCCACGGCACCTTCCCGCGTCGTCGTAATCATGTGGACGTTCACCGGTCGGGTTTGGCCGAAGCGATAGCAGCGCCGGATCGCCTGGAAGACTTGCTCGAAGCTGTCCGAGAGACCGACGAAAGCCATGTCGGCACAGTGCTGCCAGTTCATCCCGAATCCGGCGATGGACGGTTTGGTGACCAGCACGCGGATTTTGCCGGCGGCGAAGTCGAGCATTGCCTGTTCCTTGAACGCCGGCTTGTCGCTCCCCTTCACCTCGACAGCGCCCGGGATGGCCGCCGCCAGCATCTCCGATTCGACGTTCAGGTCGCACCAGACGAGGAACGGCCGATCCGTCGCGTTGACGATCTCTGCGCAGGCCGCCACCCGTTCGGCAACAGTCTCCCGGCGCGCCCGCTGCCGCTGCGACAGCGTCTTGGCCGGCTCTCCGCCTACGTCGATCACGACGTCCTGCACGTTCAACGGCGGCAGGATATATCCGTCATCCGGGTATCCGAGATCGGACGGTTTTTCGAGCATGACACCCCAAGAGGCCACCCACCTCCAGAACGCATCTTCCGCATGGCCTTTCAGGCGCCATTTCTGCGTTTCGCCGCCGTCGTGAACGAAAAACGTGGACAGCATTTCCGTCCGACTCATGACGCCCAGGAACTCCGCATGGTTTCCGAGTTCCATGTAGTCGTTCGGTGCCGGCGTCGCCGTGCAGGCCAGGCGGTACGGCGTAAAGGCGAACGATTCGATCAGTTCTGTTCGGGTCTTCCCGGTGAAAGACTTCAGGATGGAGCTCTCGTCCAGCACCACGCCCTCAAACAGCAGCGGCTCGAAATGATGCAACATTTCGTAGTTCGTGATGTTGAGCCCGGGCCGGACGTCGTCCTGACTCCGACATATCGTGATCTCGTAACCGAGCTCCGCGGCCTCCCGGACAGTCTGCGCGGCGACAGCGAGCGGCGCGAGCATGAGCACGTCGCCGCCGCTGAGCTTGTGGACGTGCATCGCCCATTCCGTTTGCATCCGGGTCTTGCCCAGTCCGGTGCCGGCAAAGATCGCCGCGCGCCCGCGCCGCAACGCCCAGCGAACGATGTCTTTCTGGAAGTCGAACAAGCTGGGGTGTAGCGTGTCGCGGTCGATGCTGAACCCTGCCGGCGGCATAGTTGTGCGTTTGGAATGGATGAAATCTTCGTAAGTAGTCACGCAAGCATCGCCTCCCAGGAAAACCGATCTGTCCCTTCCGGTATGCATAGTTCTGGCAAATTCGCGCGGATAATCGCCTCGGCAAACTGTGGCGGGACAGCGTTCCCACATTTCGCGACCTGTTCTTTCTTTGGAATAGGTCGTCCCTCATGATCGCGGTCGAAAATGTATCCCGGCGGGAACCCCTGTCCGGCGTAAAGCTCGTGCGGCTCGAGCATCCGAAGCCCAATGTCCA